CAGCACCACTGGTCCAAGTGAGCGAACAACTGTTCAAGATCACGGTAGTCACCCTGTTCAAATGAAGCTTGCAGAACTTTCTCAACAAGGGTTGCATTTACTTTAAGCTCAGATTTTATTTCCATCTTGTATCCACTCCTCTGGTATCTCTTCCCCCTCTGCCCAGAGAAAGCCTTGCCTGTCTGCCCACTCACCACAGGTCATTTTGGTTCCGTCTTTTCTTTTCTTTGCTCCGTGTATCGGAGAGTTTCCACGTTGGAATAGAAAACGAATGTCCAAGTCTGGGTGCTGGGCTTTGACAGCTTTCATCTTTCGCTGTGCGTCCTGTCGGAAGAAGCCTTTAAGTTCTATGTAAATGCCATTGACTAGTAGATCAGGATAATACTTACGCTCTACTCTGTAGGGTAAGCAGTGAGGCTCGTACTGATACGAAACCCCACGCTGATCTAATTTACCAATGACCCTTTCCTCAAAAGTCCCCTTCAGCTTGCCCATATTCGGTAGCCTCATCATCAAAAGGACTGTCATTCGCATCGTCTTTAGCTACTGCTGCTGATACGAAACCATCTTCATCATCAAACATTGAGGAGCCACCACCATATTCAACAAGGTCAATTACCTGCACACCTTTCATACGGAGTGAGACACCGACCTGCTTGGTACTTGCCATCATGTAGGGGATAGGTTCATAGGCTACCTTAATGACTGAGCCATTGCCGATAGCTGTATCCTTATCTATTGGTGTACGCTTGGCATCAACCACAATAGGCTTCTGCTCATAGGTATCACCAGTACGAGTAATGACCTTGGCTTTGAGCTTTAACTTAAACTCAATGTTACCAGTGGGGTCACCATTCTGATCGTACTCAGGTTCATAGGGAGTCTTAGTGGACAGGCCATTCTTTAACTTTGGTTTGGCCTTGATCTCTTCTTCTCGTCGCGCATCAACGAGACCATCAAGATACTCACAAACTTCAACAGCTTCAGCTTCAGGTATGAGTACATTAACTGAGTAGATACCATTAGTATCAAACTTAGTATCAGGCTCAAACACCTTACACCAAAGAGCTTTCCCTTTCATTACGCTAGTTTTACCAGCCATACTTTCTCCTAATATTTAAAGATAATATAGTTACCTAAGTGTAACATTTACACTGGGGCGATAGTGCAACTTTAGGCAAAGAAGTAATCAGACTTTAATATCTGATCTAAGTCTAAGTTACCCTTAGCTGGTGGCTTCGGAAGCTCCACACTATCCCCCAATACTTCACGGGCATGGTCGTATAATTCCTGTAAGACATCATGCTCTTTATACATGGTGACAAACTCTTCCCTTAGTATGTCAACGAGCTTGGGCATATTAGGACTATGTGTTCCATAGCTATCATGCACCATTGCAAAGTCAGTAATCCCTACGTCCAAACAGGAGTTCACTGTCTTAGTTAATGCAGCCGCATCCATTGAGTGAATGAAATTAGGGCTGCTGCCTGAAGCTGTCTTACTCTTACTGATCGTATCTTCTAGCTGCTGTTGGTAAGCAAGCATTACAATACTGCCATCAATAATAGTTTTAACTCTGCGTAGTTTCAGCTCTGGGTATGCCTGCCTTACCAATAGGTTTGTAGGTGTAATCCACTCCATTGGTTTGTTGTGCTTGGCATAAGTTCTACCCACCTCTTTGACATAGTTCATAACCTCTCGTGCTGAAGTAATCACTGTGCCTATCGCTGCCCATATATGTGCCGCCATGTACAGGGATGGGTTGAAGTAATCATCACCCCAAGGTGACACTGCACCCTTAACCACACGCTCTTCTATGGCCTCCTCAATGTACGCTCGGCAGGCGTGTTGTGTTCCTGAGTATGGCACGATCATAACACTACGCTTTGTAAGCTTACGATCTATGCCAAAGTCTAAGCACTTCTTAGCCATCTCATTACCAAGCCTAGCCTCTACTTCAATACTTCGCTTGGCCTCATTAGCTACGTCAGTGTAAATGTCTTTGGGTAGTGCAGATGGTATTAGGTTTACTGCTGCACCTGCTCTTTCATCTCTGAGTATTGAAGACAAATGCTGCAAACCGTTACAAGATCCATCTGCTGATGTAGGCTGGTGTGTTATGAAACCTGGACCTTGCTTAATCCATTGATCCCACTCAAAGCACCAAGCTAAAAACTGCCAAGGCTTATCAGCGTCAGTCCACCACAGATATTCATAAGGTGCTTCAGCTACCTTAGCCACCTGTTCATTGTGAGCATAAGCCCAGCGCACTCTCTCTTGTAAACTAATCTTGTCTTCACCGAATACATTAGCACCTTGTATAGCTAACCACTCTGCCTCTTCCTCGTTGTTAATTGGAACACCATTAGCAAACTCAAGTGTTGCCTTACCCCAGTCAGCTACCTGTGGAGACATGAAAGATTCTACAGGGTACTTGCGACCACGGAAGTCTAACTGCCACACAAACCAGAACTCAGGGTACTGGCAGTAGTCCTCAGCTATCTCAATAGTCCGATCAACTTGGATACGCTTTGACATAGACTTACCATTGAACTGGTAGATAGAGTTCCTACGCTTACGCCAATCTTTAAACTGTTCTTTCTCTACCTCACTTAAGTCAGCAGGTTCTTTGTCAAAGGGGTAGGGTGGTAAGGGTAAATCATCCCTTGGTGGAAGACCTGCCCATTCCTGTCCACTGTTCCAAGCCTGTCTGAGTACCTCAATAACTTTCTTGTTAGCTCTCCAAGGTGTAGCTTGTAATGCGTTCACACAATTGTACTCTTCAGACAAATCTCTATTAGATAATTCCTCGAAATATTTTCTAGTATTTTTCCGCATCAGTGTGCCCTCACAAAAGGTAATAAGTTTATAACGTCTGAGTGATAGCCACCCCCAAACAATCCTTCCCAATCTCTAGGTGGTATGATGCAGGGTGAGTAACGGGGACGCTTAGTCATACCAGCCTCGTTAGACTTTTGTATCCATTCGAGAGTCTCAGGTGTAGCTTCAACAAAGGTAGTGGTCTTGTTGCGGCTAGTCTTCTGTCTCTTGATAGCAATGATACCTGTGGTCTGGATAATTATATCAACCATCCGTAGACCAACGTGAATACGCTGCTCATTAGTCCACTCAGTATCCTTGTATCCATCCTTGTTCATCTTGTGTATCAATCCAGTACGCTTACTGCCTCGACCACTCTTTTCATTAGCTTGTCGGATAATGTTTTCAGCTATCTTACCTTCAGCTTCCAGCCAAACCTGGAGCCTAGCTTGATCCTCAATAAACATCCCAACACCACGAGCTACTTTCATTAAAGTGTAACGCTTACTTATCCCATCAATGACAGTGATAAGTGCTAGGTATGCAACCTGATCTGCATTCATGTTCTTCAATTTTTTTCTAGCAATATCTCTATTAGAAGTTGTAGTGGATTGTAGCTTGGCTACCCCCTTTGATACCTCTTGAACCACACTGGCTATCATCATGCGGCCATAGGTGGTTTTGCTTTCGATCCCCTTGCTCGACATTTTATCGTTATTTCTTTGGTATCTTCGGATACCTTCCTGAACCATTTCATACTCTAGTTGGTACTGATCTTCTAATGTGGGCATTCTAGTATTGCCTCCGTAGGCCACAGGTTTAGGCCACACTGGTGGTCAAAGCGCAAAGTCTCTACGCCAGTGTAACAGTTAAGTAGGCCACCAGAATTAACTGGTGAAACCCTTTATTTATATGATGAATAGTGGTTGTTACCTGAGTGTAGCAAATCACCTAGACCTTTTAAGTGGTGCGGACGACGGGACTTGAACCCGTATGCCATTGATTAGGCGGCAGATTTTAAGTCTGCTGTGTATACCAATTCCACCACGTCCGCAACTTAGGCCACACATCAGGCCACAAATATTATTCAAGGACACCTACGATCTCCTGTAGATGCTTAGGTGCTAAGTGAGCGTACCTCATGGTAGTCGTGATGGTCTTATGTCCCATCCATTCTTTAACATGAGTAAGTGGTACGCCACCTTGAACCAACCTAGAACAAGTGGTGTGTCGGAACGTATGCCAGACCACATCATCAAGTTCAAGATGGTTTCTTACTCGCTCCCAAGTTGATCTGTGCCAATCCCTACTGAACATAGGGAACAAGCTTTGATCATTGCTTTGGTTAGCCCTGATTAAGTTGATACGATCTTCAAGAACTTTCCTAGCTCTCTTGGTTAAGGGTACTAACCTCGGCTCACCATTCTTAGTAAGTCCAATGTACAAACCATCGGGTATAATATCCTTAGCCTGTATCCTGCCAAGCTCACCATGGCGTATCCCAGTATCCATAGATACAACTACAGCATCATGTATATCGTACTTACCCCAATCTATTAACAGGTCTAGGATAGATTGCTCCTCACCCTTAGTGAGCCAGCGTATTCTATTCTTACCTTCTTTCTGCTTGTGAATCTTAGGTAATTTATCAAGCTTACCTAGCTCATGAGCGTACTTAAGTATCTTACTAAGGCATGATAACTTTCGATTGATAGTAGCGTTGGCATTACCAAGCTCTTTCAAGTCTAGTATATAGGAACCGACCACCTCATTAGTGAAGCTATTGATAGGAAACCTAGTACCAAAATGATTAACCAAGAGCTTAATATATTGAACCATTTTTTCATCGCTCTTACTTCCTTTCCAAAACATTAAGTAACATTCATCTGCTGCCTTAGACAGCGTGTGATTATTGGTAGTGTCAGACCCCACATTCGGGACAG